ACCTGACCACATTAGAGAAGGTGAGTTTAAAGCAGGAGAACAAATATGTGCTTTCTTCGATACACTAATTAACGAAGAAAATAGATACTTATCAGAAGATTATATGTTCTCAGAAAATTGCAGAAAACTTGGAATTAAAATCTGGGCGTTGCCACATATTGAGCTAATGCATTCAGGTAGTTATATCTATCAAGGTAAGATTGTAGATATGGCAAATGTTGGCGTTCATGCTACATTAGACCCTGAACATGCACAAAAAATCTTAGATGGCAAGACAGCCAAGAGCGGTAAAAAATAGTTCTTGACATGAGTTCAAAAATTTGTTATAATATATTACTATATGACTGGAATAAGATTATGCAAGTAAGCAAAGGAAATGTCAATGATATAATTACAATCCTTAGAATTATTACTTACAGACTTACTCCAAAGAATTACTATGATAAGACTTTTAAGTTTTATAAACACAAGTTCGGTGGAAAGTCATATCTGTTAAATGCGAAACAGTTACTTGAAACAGGACGCACATTTAGTGATAAAGAGGTTGCAGAGTATGCAGGTGTCGCTTCTTTTCGCAACTATCACAACTATGTGAATACTAAAGACACCACACTAGGACTTCTGGAATGTCCAATTTCAGAAGATATTTTAAAAAATAATAGACTGCTCGATATTAGAGATGGACGCATACACTTTATGTTCGAGGAGACAGAAGGAGAATAAAAATGGCAATTGGATTCAACCAAACCAAGGGCTCAGCCCAAAAAGAAAAAATCGAAACTTATAATTATGCTGGTAAAGAAGACCATCACCTAAGAATGGTGGGCGACTTATTACCAAGATATGTCTATTGGCTTAAAGGTGAGAACGGTAAAAACATTCCTATGGAGTGCTTATCTTTCGACAGAAACACTGAAACTTTTAATAACAAAGAGCCAGACCATGTAAGAGAATTTTATCCTGACCTAAAATGCGGTTGGTCATACGCTATCCAGTGTATAGACTACGGTGATAAGTCAGTTAAAGTTCTTAATCTAAAAAGAAAACTGTTCGACCAAATAGTAGTAGCTATGGAAGAATTAGGAGACCCAACAGACCCAGTAACAGGATACGACATCTTCTTTAAGAGAAAGAAGACTGGACCTCAAGTGTTCAATGTTGAGTATCAATTACAAGTTCTAAAGTGCAAACCAAGAGAACTTGAAGAGTGGGAAAAAGACTTAGTTGCAAATCTAAAGTCTATGGACGATGTTCTACCAAGACCTACAGCTGACGCACAGTTAGAGTTACTTAGAAGATTAACTTCAAATGAAGGCGAAGTCGCAGATGAAGTATCTGAGGAGTTTGATGTATCATGATTGGAGTCGGACAAGAGTTTCCGTACTTTGTAAAGAACGGAGTTGATTATGTCAATGCTATGTGTGAAGTAGCATATGACGATTTTAATGGGTGGAAAGTATATTACTTTTACCCAAAAGATTTCACATTTATTTGCCCAACAGAAATCAAAGGCATGGATATGCTTACCTCAGAGGCTACTGTAGTAGGATTTAGTGGCGATAATGAATTTTGTAAACTCGCTTGGAAAGAAAGCAATGAGTTGATAAAACATATTCAACACACTCTTGCATGTGACAGTGGATTAGAATTATCTAAAACACTTGGCATTTATGATAAGTTAAATGGTGTTTGTTATAGAGCAACTTATATTGTAGACCCAGACGGGATTATTGCACATATGTCTATAAACAGAGATGATACAGGCAGAAACGCAAACGAAGTTTTAAGAACTTTACAAGCACTGAAAGCAGGTGGACTAACAGGTTGTGAATGGCAACCAGGAGAAGACTTCGTAGCATGATTTTATTTACAGCCGATTGGCACATTAAATTAGGACAGAAAAATGTACCAGTGCCGTGGGCATGTACACGCTACAAATTATTCTTCCAACAAGTACAAGACGCTATAGAAGAACATAATGTTAGTTTACATATCATTGGAGGGGACTTGTTTGACCGAGTCCCTTCAATGGACGAGTTAACACTCTACTTTGATTTTGTAAAAGATGTTAGTGTAGATACGATTATATTTGATGGTAATCATGAGGCTACAAAGAAGAATCATACATTTTTTACAAACTTAAAAAGAGTAACAGAAGAACTCAATCCAAAAGTAAAAGTTATAACAGAAACTTTTTACCTTCATGATTGGGCGATTCTACCATATGCTGACTTACATAAAAGAGGCAGTATAGAAGATATAGATGATGTAGATTATCTATTTACTCATGTTCGTGGTGAGATACCACCTCATGTAGTACCAGAAGTAGATTTGAAAAGATTTGACAAGTTCAAAACGGTGTTTGCTGGAGACTTACATGCTCACGAGAATACTCAAAGAAATATTGTGTACCCAGGCAGCCCAATGACAACATCTTTTCATAGAAATGAGGTAACTACAGGTTATCTTGTTATAGATGATGATTGGTCTTGGACATGGCATCAGTTTGACTTACCACAACTTATTCGTAAGACTGTGGAAGACCCTGATGAAATGATACCAACAGACTTTCATCACACTATCTATGAGTTAGAAGGTGATGTACAAGATTTGGCAAAAGTCAAAAATTCCGATTTACTTGATAAAAAAGTTGTGAAACGAACTGTTGAAGCAACTTTAGATTTACATGGAGACATGACAATATCTGATGAATTAGGTATTTATCTGAAAGAAATACTATCATTAGATGAAAGCAAAATAAGAAATATTATGGGAGTTTTTAATGATTATTCTACAAAAACTGAAGTGGGATAACTGTTTCTCTTATGGAACAGGCAATGAGATAGATTTATCTTCTGATACACTTACACAATTAGTAGGTACAAATGGAGTAGGTAAGTCATCTATACCACTAATATTAGAAGAGGTTTTATTTAATAAAAATAGTAAAAATGTTAAGAAAGCAGACATCGCTAACAGGTATGTTAATCAAGGATATGATATATCTCTTGACTTCAGTGTTGATAGTGATTCTTATTGCATTTCTGTTAGTCGTAGGTCTACACTTAAATGTAAACTAACGAAAAACGGAGAGGATATAAGTTCACATACTGCTAGTAATACTTACAAAAGTTTAGGAGAAATACTTGGTATAGACTTCAAGACTTTCTCACAGTTAGTATATCAGAATACTAATGCGTCTTTACAATTTTTAACAGCGACAGACACAAATAGGAAAAAGTTCCTAATTGACCTCTTAAAATTAGACGAATATGTATCGTTCTTTGAGACTTTCAAAGAAGCAGTACGCGTAGCTTCAAGTAATATTACAGCAACCAACGCGAAAATTGCAACAATTGAGAAATGGCTCGAGGATAATTTTTTGGAAGATACAAGACTACTTGACAAAATGGATTTACCATTTCAGTCGGAAGAAGATGAAAAGACTTTAAGTTCTTTACAGATAGAATTTGAAAATATCTCCGAAAAGAACAAAAAAATAAATACTAATAATCATCTGAAGGAGCAGTTAAAATTAATAGACCTTCACGAAAATAAAAGATTATTAGCACTGCACCCAGAACTTATAGATACATCTGCACACCTAACTCGTTTAGGGGCATGGAAGTCAGAATCTATACACGAGGAAAAGCAGTTACAAAAATACCAAGCCCTAGCGGGTATGGAAAATATGGAATGTATTACTTGCGGACAAGACATTGATGAAAATTTTGTCAATACTATGATAAAAGAACATCAAGAAAGATATAACCAATGTATAAAGTTCGCAGATAAAGACAGGGAAAAGTTACAAGAAGCAGAGGAAAATAATGAGATTCATAGGACATCAAACAAAGCAATCAAAGATTGGGAAAGCATATACAGGTCTATCGACGACAAACTCCCTACACAAATCATCAACGAAGAAGAACTGGGGAATACAATTAAAGAAATTCGCCAGAGGATTGCCAGTACTAGGGAATCTCTTTCGAAGGTAGTAGAAGAAAATGAAAGAAGAGAAAGGCACAATACAAGAATTGGAATCATACAAGAGCAAACTGAACAGTTTCAGGAGCAGTTGTCATCACTCGAGTCTGGATTACAGAGTTCAGAGGACAAACTTACGATTCTTGAAATACTTAAAAAAGCATTTAGTACAAACGGGCTCTTGGCCTACAAGATCGAATCCCTTGTCAAAGAACTAGAGATACTTACAAACGAGTATCTTGCAGAGTTCAGCGATGGTAGATTCAGTATAAATTTCGTTGTAGAAAACGACAAGTTAAATGTAGAAGTATCAGATAATGGAAACATTATTGATATTCTAGCACTTTCTTCTGGTGAACTAGCAAGAGTAAATATTGCAACACTAGTCGCCATTAGAAAGTTGATGACTTCTATAAGTAGAAGTCAAATTAATGTTCTTTTCCTTGATGAAGTTAATCAAGCATTAGATGAACAAGGAAAAGAAAAAGTAGTGGAAGTCCTGCTCAAAGAGGAAAATCTAAATACATATTTAGTTTCTCACGGCTGGACTCACCCACTGCTCGAAAAGATAGAGATAATTAAAGAAGATAATATATCATGTCTGAGCAGTTAGACCCCTGGAAAAGACCGATAAAAAGAAAAGTACCTGTCAAAGAAGATAGGTACGAACAGCAACTTGAACTACAGTTAAATAAAACAGTAGACGCTACTCCAGAAGAATTTGAAAAGTGGCGAAAAGAGGAGCTTGATTGGTACGGAGATAGACAGATACCTTTTGTAGCTTTTATGGCTTTTGTACAGGTATTTGTATTTGGGTCTATGCTTATGGCATTTTACTTAATAGGATTAGCAGTATGAAACAACCACCAATACACAGAAGATTAATTATGTGGATAGTTGAGTGTTGGAGATTAGTCATGGACAATAGATTCAATCCATTGAAATATATCCCCGACCCCAGCTTACAAGCATATTTTACATTGGTATTATTTACTATGTGGTCAGTTTACTTTGGATTTGTAGCTACTTACTATATGGGGTGGCTAGGATATAATACAATAACAAGTATAATTGTCCATTTTGCAGTATTATTACCAGTATTATTTACAAATGCCGTGTTTAAAGATGCGGAAAGAGATAACGCTCCATGGTTATACGAATGGAGACAACAAGCCGAAAATTGGAAGTTCTGGCAAAACAGACCTTCAAAACAAGGCAAGAATATAGTTAGATGGGATATAGATAGAGAAGCATGAAGTTTTATGTAATATCAATAGTAATAGTAATGTTTTCACTTATAACATATACTTATCAAAATTTAGAGTACAAAGGGTATGAAAGAATACACGGTTGTACAGGAGAGTGCTATGCAGAATATGTAAAAATACATGGCACACCAGCACAGATAGAAGCAAGAAAGAAGGCAGCTGCAGAAGGTGACCCTTTCAGTTCTATCAGAAGTTTATGGGCAGGTTGTGCAGCCTGTCATGGTAATGAAGGTCAAGGCATGGCAGTATTTCCTAAACTGGCAGGTCAGAACTCAGAGTATATAATTGATAGACTTACCACATATAAAAATAGAGGAGAAGTTGGAAACATGAGTTCTACAATGTGGTCTCAAGCAGCTATGCTCTCGGAACAAGAAATAGAAACATTAGGAAAATTCATTGAGGAGACAATGAAATGAGAATAGAAATATATAGTATACCAAACTGTCCGTATTGTGTAAAAGCAAAAAATCTTGCTACAAACAAAGGGCATGAGGTAGTTTACAATATGATGGGTCAAGAGTTTCAACCAACAGAA